TCAGATGGCGGTGTATATCGCGAGGGCGTTCGGGCTTCCTACATAATCCCGAGTAGCAGACTCGCCCAGGAGCGCCTGTCCAGCCCATTTGATCTCGACCGCATACTTCCGGCAGGCGCTCTTGGCGCGCCAGTCATCGCAGGCGAGCGTCATCACGAAGTCAAGCTGCGCCAGAAGCCAGCGCAGCTGCTGGAGGTCGAGGTGCTCTACGTTCACGCCGGAGAGCGTGTCTGCCACCGCCTCCACCGCCCGTGCCGATAGCTCCGCGTCCGCGATCAGGGGAGCGATCTCGGCCAGCCGCTCCTGCCATGCCGCCCTGTCCGCGTCCAGCCGACGGCGGGCGAGTCGGAAGTCCTCATCGGTGACGACCTCCTTAGCCAGCTTGCCCAGGAGGGTCTCAACCTCCCGATCACACCCGGCGATGGCCCGCTCTAGACGCTCCTTCTCCTCGACAACGCCGGGCAAAGCTTTCTGGCGAGTCGCGTACGCGTAGGTGCGGGCCATGTGGGGGTCTTCGGCGAGCTCGACCAGCAGCGCCATCGCCTCGGCTTCCAGGCATTCGGCCGGGACGTACCGCGCCCGGCAGGACTTGCCCTCGTTCGCCTTCTTCTTCGAGCAGACGTAGTATCGCAGCGCAGGAGTGCCGTCGGGGTTCTCGTGTATCACCTGCCCCGCCATCGGCGCGCCGCAGGTGGCGCAGATGAGGTGGCCGTTGAGCAGGAAGTGATGCTTCATAGGCCGGCGGGTCCTGGTTCGATGGTGGGCTCGCGCCTTCTGCGCCTGCTGCCAGTGCTTCTCCGAGATAGCAACCTCGGGTATCAGATCCTGGCGGGCGAACCATTCCTCACCGTCCTCGGCCCATACCCGCCACCGGCCCATGTAGCGCGGGTCTCTCATCACGTCCGCCACGTCGCCTGGATACCACTTCCCCCCGCCTCTGGTGGGAATGTGTCTCTCATCCAGCGTCGTCGTGATCTTGCGGATGGTAAGGCCCTTCTTCGTCGCCAGGTCGTAGATGAGACGCAATGTCTCCAGCTCTTCAGGAATGGCCTCCAACCGGTTCGGAATGCCCTTCCGCAGGTCCCCTGATATCCACTTGTAGCCGAAAGGCTCCTGCCAGTAGACGAAGTCGCCTCGCTTAGCATAGGTGCGCCGGCCGTTGTCGCACCGTTCACGGATTCGCCGCGCCTCTTCCTCTGCCAGCAGGCCGTTAACGTAGTACAGGAGCTTGCCGCCGAAGCGGTCCAGGTCGACCGGCCCTCGCTGGGTGTGAATGGTGACTCCTGCGCGCCGCAGGTTCGCGGCGATCACCGCGGCCACCTCGACATTCCTGGCCAGCCGGTCTTCGTGGTAGCAGTACAGGTGCTTGAAGCGCCCGGCCGCCGCGTCGGCCAGCAGCCGGCGCATCGCTGGGCGGTTGTCGAGGTCGTCCTTGGTCGCGCTCTTCCCCGCGTCCTGGTAGTGCTCGCTGACCTCCCGGCCGTCCTGGTCCGCGAGGCCGCGGGCGATCTGCTCCTGCGCATCGAGACTAGCCGCGTCCCGCGTCGCCTGCCCGGGTGAGCTTACCCGGGTGTACATCGCCGCGTACTCCCTCACGTCAGACCTCCTACACGAGAGGACACCTCAGCCGCAGAACGTCCAGCGTGGCAAGCACGGACGGTGCCGAGGTGTCCAGAAGTGATCTCTGTAGTGCCAGACCGCTCCACGATCCCTCCATGCTTGCCGGCTACAACCTGCCATACAATCGCCGCCCTGGGAAGGCCTCCGGGCCAGATTGTCGTCGCCGGATCGGCGCCGGGCCGGCCGTGAGCCGCAAGACCCGCTGGCAGTCCGCCCGACAGTGGGCCAGGCGCGCTTGTGGGGTCGCCGAAGGCCGCTCTTTCAAGTCCGCTGGTAAGTCTGCTCACCGTCTCTGTCTCCCACTCTGTTCCTAGTCCTGGCTTCCTGGCCTACAGCTCCAGGTTCACGAGAGGCGCCGCAGTCACCCTTCCCTAGACAGGATTGTCGCACCCTTCTGCAACAATAGGAAGGTGTCTCCTACTGTTGACGTGCGTCTCCTACTGTTGCACCTCCCCCCGGCGTGGCCGAATCCAGGCCGCTGGAAGGACGAGGCGGGTGGCTTTCCCTCCACCCCCGTCCGGCGTGTACTCCTGGCCGGGTATGACATGCACGCCGAGCGCGCGCAGCCGATCCAGAAGCCGAAGGACCGCGCGCCCGTTGAATGGCTGTCCTTCTTCGGCTACGCAGCTCACGCCCGTGGCCCGTGCAAGCTGTCGGTAAGATGCGCCGATGCCCTCGGGGTCGGCCAAGTCGAGTGCGTAGGTTTCCGCCTGCCTCACAAGCCAGCGCAGCGCGTCGCGGGTCGGAGCGTCGATGGATTCGCCCAGCGCGGTGATGGATTCGTGCGCCCGAGTGTATTGAGCGATCCGGCGTTCGGCAAGCCGGTGTCGCAGCCGCCGCAGCGTCCATACCCCGCAGCCCGCATGACACTTGCCGATCAGGCGGCCGTCATCCTGTCCGGGAAACACGGAGAAACTGTAGCGGTCGTCGGGATGGAGGGGACATGGCCCCCGCCGTTTCGGGCCGCTGCCGTGCAGCTCGCCAAGCAGTTCCTGCCAGGCGGCGAACTCAGCCTCTCTGTTGCTCTTAAGACCATCGACCGGTTTGGGGGTGCCTGCCTTCAGGTTTCGCACGATCTCGCGCAGGTGCCGAGGCAGGCGAGGGATGGTGCCGCTAACGTGCCGCACCCATTCCTTCCCACTCGTCGGGGGAAGTTCGACGTAGTGACCGGGACCGACCAGTTCGATCTTTGGACCGAGCTTGGCGAACAATGGAAGAGACCTGGCGCCGGTGAAGTACAGATGGCGTCCGCGCACCGTCGCAACCTCTGGGCCTTCCGGCACATCCCCCCTCGAGAGCACGGCCTCGCCCGCTGGCCCGTCCACGTCCACGCCGCATGAGCCCGCGAGGATCAGATGCCCGATGCCCACGACGCGCTCTCCCTGGAAGGTTCGCTCGACCTCCGGCCAATCGGGGCGATCACCGCGGCGAGCCAGCTTCGCCCAGCCAGCCCACTCGTCCAGCGCTGGCTTCTTCCCGGGGGCCCCGGGGACAGGGAACCACCCGTGCTGCCAGTGGTGCGCAGCCACATCGATCAGCATCTCGCGGTCGAGCGAAGTCACGGTCACCGCTCGTCCCTGCCCTGCGCCTGACGATATGCGGCGATCTGGTCGAGGTAGGCGCGCGACGAGTCAAAGAGCCATGGTCGGCCGTCGTCACCGGTTACATCGCCGGGGAGGGCGCGCCGGGGCTCATGGGCCGACCAATCCCCATACCCAACCTCCGCCAGCTCACCGACCATCCTGTCCAGCGCCTCGATCTGCTCCCGATAGCGCCCGGTGACGGCCTCGACCTTGCGCGTCACGGCGAGACGTAACGCCGCCTCCTGCTCGGCTGTTTCCCGCTCGGCCTCCGCGCTCCAATAGTCCGAGAAGGCCTCCTCCACCAGGGCTCTGAGTGCGCCGGGGCGCAGGGCCTCGAGTGCATCCAACTCAGTCCCGCCCTCGCCGTGTCGGTCCTGGAAGGCGCCCGCCCTCGCCTCCGTGTCCTTGAGGGGGACGCGGGGCAGGTCAAACTCGGCCACCTGCTCCGGCGTCAACGCCAAGTGCGCGAGCTTGATTTCGGGGATGCTAGGGTCGTTCGCGCAAAACCACTCGATCTTCCGGGCGATGGAAACCGGCATACAGGCGCCCGCCGGGTCGTGGTCCGAAAGGTAGAAGACACGCGTCGGCCGCCCTCGACAACTGACGCGCCGCATCAGGTCGTGAACCGCGGTCAGAGATAGCTCGCCCTCGCCCGTCTGCAGAGTCGCCCCGTAGCGCTGGCAGACCGGCCGGAGCACGTCGTTCATGGTCGATTTCTCGATCCAGAGCTCGAGGTGATACGGCTGAACCTGCGTTGGTTCGAACCCGTCAAGATCCGGACCTAGCCAGACCGTCGGGCGGTCTAGGTCAGGAACGTTGACCGTCACGCGCGCCTGCCTCGCATCCCGTAGCGGCGCCGCCACCTGCGCCTCCGGGTTCTTCCGGTCCTCGATGTCCGTCATCTCGACGAGTCCGAGGTAGCGCGCCCGGAGCGCGGCCAGGCCGAGGTACTTCCAACACGCCTCGGTGTTCTCGTAGGGAACGCCGTCGTGCCGGGTCAGGTCGCCCTGCGATACGGCCCAGTAGTGCATGCGTCGCAGGTGGACGCAGCATGCCCCGGCCTGCTGCCAGAGGTAGGCGAACCACTCGGCTTGCCTGTGGGCCGTCGGAGTACCCTGATAGAAGGGATCGTGCTGAGGGGCGAGCGCCAGTAAGTCGCGATACGAACAACCAAGTTCCCGCGCGAGGGCCTTGATGCCAGCGTAGTTCAGCGCTGCCGTCACCGCCCCACCCCCTCGGCCAGCGCGCGAATCGCTTCTTCGCACCGCCGGAGCGCTTCCTCATGCGTCATCCCATGCGGCAGTTCCCTTCGGAAGATGAACGTTGCGCCGTTCTTCCCGCGCCGCACAGACACGATTGGGGCCCCCACCGATCCGTGCGAGCGGGCCTGACGCGCGGCAGGACTGGAGTTCGCCATGGAACTCCGCCCGTCAGGCACGTCTTGCTCGCGTGGATCGTCGGAAAGCGGCCGGTTCATTGCCCTGGATTCTGAGACCGAGAGGTCTCGCCAATCGGCCAGCGTCTATGGGACTCGGTACCGTTGGCGACTTCGCGCTGCCAGCCGCCTTCTGAGCCGAGCGATCTCCCGCCGCTCGAAGACCCAAAGCTTTCCGAGCCGCTGGTAGCGCAGCTCGCCGCGCCGGGCCATCCTGTGGACGGAAAAGGGGGCCAGGCCGAGCTGTTGTGCTGCTTGAGGTGCCGTCAACCATCGGTTTGCCATCGCACGTTCCCCGTGGTAGAATCGGGTGCGAACACGCACCGACATCTGTCAGCGGCATTATCCCATGGGGCTTCTGAGGTTGAGTTGTCCCTGTCCCTATCGCGAACGCGGAGCAGACTGCCGATGAATCGAGAGCAGATCAAGAGGGCGCTCGACGAAGGGGTCAGCCGAATATGGCGGGACCTAAGTGAGCAGTTTGGCCTTCCAGTGCCCATACCTGATGCCAATCGCAGAGACGTCGACAAGGACTTCGAGCACGAGTTTCGGACGGCCACGTGTGAGGCGGATGTGGAGGAGGCCCTTGCAGACTACCAAGAAGTCGCTGAGAGGACGGTCGCGATGCTCGCCGTCTACGTGTCTGCCCTCGACGAGAAAGGCCTCCTGAGGAAATCCCCCTACCGCAAGTCGGCCGGCAGCAGGCGATACGAGAAAGGCGATCTCTGCTGGAGGGCGCTTGCCTTTGTGGCCCAGCGGGAGGTGTCGCTACAGAACTTGCTGAGGCGCAGTCTCGAGACCAGCGCAAGGATCGCTTGGAAGAAGCGGCTGTACCCAGCGTGGAATGCGCGCTACCCAGGGGAAATCGCCAGCTGCGATACGTTCAAGAGATACTACTCGCGAGCCCGCGAGACGGAGGGTCTCCAGGAGGAGTTCTTCGATGAGTATCTCGGCAAGTGGAAGCGATGGAAGGATCGGGCCGGACCGATACTGCGTATGCTGAAGGAGTCCGGGCGCGGGCTGACTGATCTTCACATCGAGTTCGCTGCTGGCAGCCGCGTGAAGGATTGGGCGAAGCTCTCAGCCAGGATTCCTCGCGAGAGGTCTGCAGTCCTTCGGCGCGCTACCGCGCGGAAGTGCGGCCTGATGGCCTGCACGGTGAAGATGACAGGGATCGCGCTAAGCGATTTCTGCGTTGGCCCCGAATGTCGCCGTTGTCGGGTGGGCGCAGGTCTCCAGAAGGAGGGTCTGGTTTCCGCAGATGAACTCTCTGGTGCGAATGCCATCGCGACTGTCAAGACGCTCGGGCGCAACCTCCGCTTGGCACACCTTCTGCGGGAGACAGGGATCTTGCCTACGGACGGACACCGAAAGCAGCGGAAAGCGAAACGCGCTCGCAGAACCAGGACGCCTCCTGCTAGCTAGGTGCCCTAGCAGCGAGAGCGGGAATCTAGCTAGTGGGTCAGTTTGAGTCGCGGCGCGAAGGGGGAATCGGTGTCAGATAGGTGGTAGTGTGCTATAATACTGCGTAGTGCTCCCGCCACGGAGAACAGCTATGTACTTCCAGTTCGGCACAAGGAAGATAGTCGAAGCGGTCGCGGTTCTCCTGCAGTCTCGCCAGGACCATCGCATGGGACGGCGTAGGCTTCTGAAGCTCCTCTATGTCGCCGACAGGGAGAGCCTGCGCGAGGTTGGAAGGCCCATCATCGGAACAGAACTGGTTGCAATGGACCAGGGGCCGGTACACGGGAAGGTATATGACCTCATCAAGGGCTCTGCTCCGGGCGAGGAGGTATGGGCCGAGTTCCTTGGGAATATCTCCGTTGAGGTCCGACTGCTAGCCGATCCTGGAGTGAAGCACCTGTCTCGATACGAGGTGCAGAAGCTCCGCGAGACAGCGGCAAAATACACTGGTATGTCGGACAGCGAGTTGACGCGCCTCACGCATGGCTTTGAGGAATGGGCCAGGAACCACAAGCGTGGGTCATCACAGCCCATTCCTATGGAGGATGTTCTGGCGGCCGTAGGCAGAGCTGGCGAAACCATGAGAATCGTCAGGGATGCCAAGCGCGTGGCGAAGTTCAACACCGTGTTCGGCATCCAGTCGTAGATGAAGGCTGGGGATACCTTTCTCTACACAGACGGCTCCGACAATCACCTCTGGGTGGTTATCTCCGACCCCGCGCAGGACGCCCTTGCCTACGTAATCACGGTGAACCTTACTAGCTCCCCGGTATGCCAGGATGAATCCTGTGTGCTACAGCGGGAAGATCACAAGGACTTCATCACGCGCCAGACATTCGTGAATTACGCTGACGCTAGGGCTTTGCCTCCAGCGGTCGTGCGGAGCAAACTTGACCAGGGGGTCTTCGTCAAACGTCCTGCCGTCAGCCCTGAGGTGTTGAAGAAGATACGCCAGGGGGCCGCCGTCTCGGACCATTTCCCCCTCGGATTTCTGGACATAATGAACGAACAGGGCCTTGTCTAGCCACGTCCTCCATCTGCCCATACGCCGAGGGCTTTTGAGCTTGCGATGCACTAGTCAACGTGCATCTGTTGTGGTAGAATTCACTGAGTGAAACTAGGCCCCTGGCCCTGTGGGTTTGGGGTGAGAGCTGGCGACGCGTAGCCGGCGTCTGAGGTAGCGGTCGGAGTCATGACCCGATCTCTACCCCAGGGGCCGGCTTTGTCTTTTTCGGGTTCACATCTGTGATCGGCCGCAACTTGCGGCTGAGGGAAGAGGTGGGAGATGGACCAGGCGTCAGAGCATCTCGCGGGTGGGCCTACCAGTGCCGTGGCAGAGACGGTCTGTGCCTCCGGAATTCCCGTGCATTGCGCACATGATGAGATCGTGGATGTCGACGCACTCGTCCCGAATCCGAGAAACCCGAACCGTCATTCGGACGAGCAGATCCGCCTGCTCAGCAAGATCATCCGCCACCAAGGTTGGCGGGCGCCCATCACGATCTCGAATCGCTCGGGCTTCATCGTGCGCGGACATGGCCGGCTGGCGGCGGCGAAGCTGCTGGGCGTTGACCTCGTGCCGGTTGACCGCCAGGACTATGCCACCGAGGCCGAGGAGTGGGCGGACCTCATCGCCGATAACCGCCTCAGCGAGTTGTCGGAGATGGACAATCCCACCCTCGCCGAGCTGCTCCAGGAACTGGACTCCGGAATGCTCCAGGTCCTGGGTGCGGACATGGAGATCACCGGCTTCACGGAGGCCGCTCTGGCCGAACTGATGGCGCAGTTCGAGCCTGAGGAAGAGCCCCAGGAAGTCGATGCGCCCGAACCTCCCGCCCAGCCGGTGACGCGCCCGGGCGATCTGTGGCTGCTGGGCCGGGTGGCACGCTGTCCGCGCTGTGGGAGGCTCACTGATGTCTGAATGCGCCTGTCAGCACTGCGGGCATCGATTCGAAGCGGAGCCACAGGTGAAGCATCGCGTGCTCTGCGGCGATGCGACCAGTGAGGCGGATCTGACGGCGCTGACCTCCGGCGAGGCCTGCGAGCTGCTGGTGACCGATCCGCCCTACAATGTCGGCCTGGGATATGACGAGGAGACCGACGACAGCAAGAGCGCGGAAGCCTATCGGGAGTTCACAAGGCAGTGGTTTGAGGCAGCGCGCTCTCTGAGTCGGCGGCAGATCGTCACGCCCGGCTGCAATAACCTCCCCCTGTGGCTGCGGCTCTTCGAAGCCTACCACGTGGCTCCCTGGATCAAGACCAACGCGATGACCAACGGCAAAGTGTCGCGCTTCTGGTGCTGGGAGCCGGTTCTCTTCTTCGGCGAGCGCTGGCCGCGGGGAAGACCCAACGACGTCTTCGATTTCCCGGCCGGCACCCACAAGGACACCGGCGGCCATCCCTGTCCCAAGCCGGTGCGGATGTGGGCCGACCTGCTGAAGACCTATGCCGGTGAGGGCGCCGCAATCCTCGAGCCCTTCCTTGGCAGCGGCACGACGTTGGTCGCGGCGGAACAGGTGAGGCGGAGGTGTCTGGGCATGGACATCTCGCCCGCCTATGTGGATGTCGCCCTACTGCGCTGGATGCAGCTCACCGAGCGACAGCCCGTTCTTTCCGCGACCGGACAGACCTTCCTGGAGGTGCGCGATGAGCGAAACCATTGAGTGCACCTGCGGACACTGCGGCAAGCGCTTCACCGCGGTCCCGATGCCGCAGCATCGCATCATGTGCGCGGACTCCACCGATCCGGCCGCGGTCGAGAGGCTGATGGCAGGAGAGAGGGCGGGCCTTCTTGCCACCGATCCGCCATATGGCGTCGCCTATGACGGCAACGCGCACCGGCGGGAGCACGGCGGGGGCAGAGTCTATGATCCCATCGCCAACGATGATCTGCAGGGAGCGGCGCTAGAAGCGTTTCTCACCGCCGCCTTCCGCGCCGCGGCCATTCATACCACCGAAGATGCAGCCTGGTATGTCTGGCATGCCTCGATCACGCGGCCGGCGTTCCTGGCCGCGCTGGGCTCTGTAGGCGTAGAGGTGCACCAGGAGATCGTCTGGGTCAAGGAGAGCTTCCAGTTCAGCCGCTCCGACTACCACTGGCAGCACGAGCCATGCCTGTATGGGTGGCGGGAGCGCCATGCCTTCCTGGGCGAGCGCAACCAGTCGACGGTCTGGCAGATCGCCCGGCAGAGCGAGCACCAGCATCCGACCACCAAACCCACGGAGCTCTGGCGCATCCCGGTGCGCAACCACTTGCGGCCAGGAGAGATCGTGCTGGACCTGTTCCTGGGCAGCGGGCCGGCCGTCATCGCCGCCCAGCAGTTGGGCTGTCGCGCTTTCGGTATGGAGTTGAGTCCGGCCTACGTGGACGTGTCGGTGCTTCGCTGGCAAACGCTCACCGGCAAGGAGGCGATCCTGGCTGGCGATGGCCGCACCTTCGGCGAGGTGGCGGCGGCGCGTCAGGCGGCCGAAGGTGAGGAAGGGAAGAGCGATGAGTGATGCTGTTCCCCAGGAACGGGAGGAAAACGGGAGCGGCGACTACGAGGTCGGCTACAAGAAGCCGCCGCTTCACACTCGCTTCGGGCAGCCCGGAGTGCGCAATGACGGCCGGCCCCGGGGCAGCAAGAGCCTGCGGAACCTGCTCATCCAGGCGCTGCGCAAGAAGGCGAAGGACGGCAAGGGCGGTGAGAAGGAGTTCTACGACGTGCTCACCGAGTCCATCGTGGTGAACGCGGCCAAGGGCAATGCCGCGCTGGTGAAGCTCATCTTCGATTACCACGACGGGCCGCCACCTCAGAAGCACGAGCTAACCGAGTTCATCTACCAGGGGAGCGAGCTGCGCGAGACCGTCCGGAAGGTGGCGGAGTTGATGCGGGACTTCGTCCCGCGGGAGCGATGGCATGAGCTGGCCGCGCGCCTCGACGAGATCGACAGAGCCACCGCCGAATAGCCTGCTGGGCCTGGTCGCTCGGGAGTTCATGGCACAGGCGGCGGAGGTCTCCTTTGCCGGCTACCGGGACGATCCGGCCCGCTTCGTGCTGGAGTGCTTCGAGTGGGATGAGGGGGAGGGGCCGACTGGCTACCAGTCCGAGGTGCTGTCGAGGCTCGCGACCGAGAGGCGCGTGGCCCTGCGCGGACCGCACTCACTGGGCAAGACGGCAGTCGCAGCGTGGGGCACGTTGTGGTTCGCCGCCACCCGGGAGGCGATGGGTGTCGATTGGAAGGTGGTGACCACCGCGAGCGCGTGGCGGCAGCTCACTCACTATCTATGGCCGGAGATCCACAAGTGGAGCCGGTGCCTGCTGTGGCAGCGCATCGGCCGGGGCCGCTTCGACGAGCGGACGGAGCTACTGCAGATCACCCTGAAACTGCAGCACGGCGAGGCCTTCGCCGCGGCCAGTGACAAGCCGGACCTCATTGAAGGGGCCCACGCCTCGCATCTGCTCTACGTGTTTGATGAGGCGAAGGCGATCCCGCCAGCGACCTGGGATGCGGCCGAGGGCGCGCTGGCATCCGGACAATGCTATGCGCTCGCCATCTCAACCCCGGGAGAGCCGCAGGGGCGCTTCTACGAGATCCACCAGCGCAAGCCCGGATACGAGGATTGGTGGACGCGCCATGTCACCCTCGCAGAATGCGTCTCGGCCGGGCGTGTCTCGCCAGAGTGGGCCGAGCAGCGAGGAAGGCAGTGGGGTGAAGGATCGGCGGTCTTCGCGAATAGGGTCATGGGTGAGTTCGCCTCCTCAGACGAGGATGGCGTGATCCCGCTGAGCTGGGTGGAGGCGGCGAACGACAGATGGCGGCTGCTGGAGGACTCGGGGGAGTGGGGAGAGTTCACTTGCTGCGGGGTGGATGTGGCGCGAGGAGGTGAAGACCGGACGGTCACCGCTCTCCGGTACGGCGACGCCATCCGGGAGCTGCGACGGTCCTCGAAGCGCGACACGATGGAGACGACGGGGGCGGTGGCAGGGATTCTGCAGGCTCACGGCGGCGAGGCAGTGGTGGATGTGATCGGCATCGGCGCCGGGGTGGTGGACCGGCTCAAGGAGCAGGGCAAAGCGGTGCGGGCCTTCAACGCGTCAGAGCACACTGACGCGAAGGACCGATCGGGAGAGCTCGGCTTCATGAACAAACGGAGCGCGGCCTGGTGGAAACTGCGGGAACTGCTCGACCCGGCCAATGGGCGCGAGATCGCCCTTCCGCCAGACGACCTGCTCACCGGAGACCTGACGGCGCCTCACTGGCGGGACATGTCCGCGGGCAAGATCGCGGTCGAGAGCAAGGAGGAGATCCGCAAACGGCTGGGCCGCTCGACGGACGATGGCGACGCGGTAGTGATGGCGTTCTGGCAGGAGCCCGCTCCCAGCTACCCGCCGTTCCTCATTGCCCGCGTGAGCCGCAGCGGCGGGCCTGGGCGCAAGCGCATTACGAGAGAGCGGCGGCGGTTCACGATAGGCAAGACCACATACGTGTTCAAGGCCTAGGGGGAAAGCGCGGCGATGGCCGGCCGATCCACATCGGCAGGGGCGCTCCCGCGCGTGCGTCTGCCCGAAGATGAACAGACACAAAAGGCAAGCAAGGCACCGAATGGGGCTTGACTTAGTAAGAGTAGGGGCGCGTTCGGGGGTGGAGTGGTGGTAAAGAGGGCAGACCTCTTCCTGGTCGAAGCAGCCCCCGGTCTGCCACCTACAACGCCGCCTCAGCGCGTCTCGGCGAGGAGGATGAATGCCGGAAGTGGCTGGAGACTGCGCTCGAATCAGTACGATGCTGTACCCCCTCTTGCCCGCGGGCAGGAGGGAGTCCTTTTGGGGAGGAGGAAGGGGGGCGGTATAGCGTCGCGGGCCGCTGTCATTCTGAGGGAACCGAGGAATCCCGGCGTTGGCCGTGGGCCGCTGGCCGTGCTCGTAGGGTAGGAGCTTGCCTCCTGCCCCGCTGTCATGCTGAGCGAAGCGAAGCATCCCGCCGTTGTGCGTTGCTGTCAGGCGGGTGTAACCCGCAGCGGAATGCCCGCCGCAGGTCGTTGGCCTAACCGCGGAGATCGTACGGTGGTGATACGATCGCGCGCCAGGCAGTGGCTGTTGATGCTCCGGCGGTCACCTGCGACGGCATCATGCGGTGGCGTCCCTACCGCAGCCGTTTACCACCCTACTCCTCGGGCTGGATGTGACCAGATAGGGGAAGCACTTGGCCGCAGTTTGTCGTAATCCTGAAGGTGAAGGCCTCGGTGGCGAGGCGCTTCAACTCCTCCTGCTGGCGAGAGTAGAGAGCCACTTGAGCTTCTGCCGACAGGTCCTGCACCTCAGCGAGGTAATCGCGGTCCCCGGTGTAGAGTCGAGGGACACACACTAGCAGGAATGGCGTGGGCTCGTCCTGTCGCAGCGTCACGGGGGTCGCAGCGATCCGATGCTGCAGGGCGCGGTACCGCTCCAAGTGGCGCTGCCTGTTAGGCATGTCCGCTTTGACTTCCAGTCTCGCGCGCATGTCACCGAGGTCGGCCAGGTCGTGCGCCAGGAGCGCGTCACAGACTCCCTCCAGCTCTTCCTGCGACGTAGCGTCACCCTGCATGCGGTAGAGAGCGGGTGTACCGAACAGATGATTGGACGAAGGGTCGCCCTGAGTGAAGTCACACGACTCTAGATCCAAGTTCCCTCTCCGCGCCCTAAGGCGGACCGGCAGCATGTAGACCGGCGTGTCCACGCGGTGGATCTCGCTGCTCCGGCCTGTGGCACGCTCGACTAGGTTGAGGGACACCCAGTTGGACATCCTAACCGCTGGTCCAATCTGTATCCATTCGAGCTTCGGAGGCAGGAAGAGATGCCTGACGGGAGGGACCACAAGAGCCGCAACGACCGTGATGACGACGCCGGTCGCCACCCCTGCGAACCAACCGATGTAGCGCCGTCGCTTGGGCGATCCGCTTGCCCGTTGGTCGGAGGTGCCTGGCTCTGATTTGCCGCCCGCTCGGATGCCATCGCTGAACTGGGCTGACGCGCGTCGCTTTCGTGTCTTGCGCTTCCGTGGCATGTCTCGTTCCTTCGGTAGCTTGCTGCCTAAGCCTCTCTTTCCTCTCCCCTTCGCTCACTCGGCCTTCGCGCAGCCTCCCGCCCAACGGACAAACGCTCACGGCTCGATACTCACGTCGACCTTGAAGTAACCGCCGACCGAAAGCCCCCCGCTCAGGTATCTACCCAAGAAGGACGGATCCGGTGCCGCTTCGGATAGGCGAAGCTGCAAGCGCATCACGCCACCGACGAAGGCAACCACCACTTCCAGCGGGGGCGCCCCGGTCACTCGGGCTACCACTTGAGTGACCCAGTCCCGAATAGGGCCCTTGTCCAATTCTGGATTGACGGGGGTACTCATCTCATACGGATACGCGAGGACGCCGAAAGGCAGCCTGGCCTCGGAAAGGGGGCAGGGCGGCGGCTCTGGGACGTCGATCCTGGCGAGAAAAGCTGCTAGGGTCCGCAGGACTCCCTCAAAAAGTCCAGGCCTCTTCGTGCATTCGACTGAACTCCTGGTCCAGTGAGCTGTGTAGTTGCGGGCAACGTAGAACACGATCATCGCGTTAGTCAGTGGGTCGTTCGTGTATGTCAGGGCCGCTTCCATCTGGCCGTCGACGTTCGCAGGGCCTACATCCCCGTGGGTTCTCTTGAAGTCGTCGAAGAGGATGCTTGACTCTCGAGTCCCAAACTCGCGGCGTAGCAGACACTGCATGTCGCACCGTTCGCCCGGTCGAGCCCACTTCCCCCGCAGGACGTCCTCCCCTAGTCTCGCTATGACTTCGAGGGCATGGAACCGGAGGTTCAATACCGACGCCGTCACCCCATCGGCATCACGGCAATCGGGCAGCACCTCCCGAAGCCGGAGGCGATCCTCACGGTACACACGGACCCAGAACCCGCGCGCCTTGCTGATCAGATGGGGGCCTGACCCCGTTGCCGCGGCAAACTGGCTGACAAGGTCCACTAGGGTGTCGCCGGCTGGAAGCAGCAGCACGCCCTCAATCACATCGAGGCCAGCATGGCTGGCATCCCCGTGATCAATGTCCTCGCGCTCGGCTAGCTCGAAGTTGCGGTAGGCTTCGCGCACCTTTCTCTGATGCATCTGAGCAGCCCCAAGGTTGCAGTACTCCAATCCCTTCTTGAGTCGAATGCCCGACTGCTTCTCGATTCGGACAGCCTCGGAGACGGCCCAACTGTAGAGACGCTCTGCAAGGGTGGGGGCGGTATCGATAAGCGGCTTGGCTATGGCCTCGTTCCATGACGCAGCGCCAGGACGGTCCTTGGCAGCCGTGAGACTCTGAGCCGATCTAGTGGCCTCCTCCGTGTATGCGGCCCTGAACTGAGCCTCGACGTCCTCTTCGGACATGCTGGCCTCCTGACGACGTGAATGCAGCAATCACCTGGTGAACCCCTCGGTATCCTGTGCCCCTCCCCCCATCCTCCCACGCCAACCGAGCACCGTCAAGGGAAGGCTGAGCAAGGGGAACGGCGAGACGCATTCGCCCCACGGCGGCGGCCCCACGGTAGCCCTCAGCAAGTCTCATCAGGAGGTCGGCCGGCGGCGCCTTTGCGCCTGTTGCAGGACACGAAGGGGAAGCCGCCGGCAGTCCCGGACAGGGGCGACGCTCCGCTAGGTTGGTATCCTGGACGTAGCTCAAGGGCTGTCAGTCCCTGCGTCCAAGGGGGCAGGGCGGCTAACCGGGGCGTGAAGGGAAGCAACTGACGGACGGCGCACAAGGTTGGCTTCAGGGGTGAGCTCGGAGGCGAAGTGGGTGAGCGCGACCATCCTCGCAGCCAGGCGCTGCCGTGCCAGCGGTCTGTGGACAGCGTCTCATCGCCGGAGTTCAGACAGTGGCACCCAGTCACCAGGTGCGCGCTGGTATCGCCAGGCCGTCCAGCCATCCGAGGCCTTCTTCGTCACCGCTGCAGCAGCGCTCGATGGCGAGGTGAACACCTGGCCCTGGTAACGGATCGTGCCGTCGGCACGCACCCGCGCCCTGTGCAACTTCCCCTTGAACCTGAACCTGATGGGGAATCCCTTGTTGCCGGTCAGACACGGGGCCAGGGTCGGCTCGCGACCTTCCCGAGGCGGCAGCCGCCGCTTGCTCCCCTTCTCCGACTTCGTCCCCGCGCGAGTCGTACCGGGGAACAGCTTCCGCAGTTCCCTGCGCTGACACTCGCTCACCTGTCGGCGCAGGCCCGGGCCCAGATTCTCAGATCGCACGAACTTGGGCTTCGCCCGATTGCCGCGGGGGTGACCGATCCTCACCAGCAGGCACTCTATCTCGCGCAGGTGCTGGTGGCCCACGGTCAGGTAGAGGCTGAAGTGATCCCAGGTCTCCGCGTGGCGGTCCCGCAGGTGCTGGCTCATGCGGGAACGCAGGTTTGTGGCGAGGCCGACGTAGTAGAGGCGGTTCTTGCGATAGAGGGCATAGATCCCATGGCGGCCCCGGACGAAGGTGCGGATGATCTCCGAGTAATGCTGGAGAGCATCGCGAGAGATGTACTCAAGATGCTGACAGACCAGCTGTGCGGTTCGTTCAGGCATCTGACGCTCTCCCTGGCAGGTTCACGGAGAGACCGATCTGTCTCCCAATGGCGACGGTCCAGGTCCGCCTGGGCCAAAGAGAGCCCGCGGCAACCTGGCCGCCAGCCTTGCGACAGGACAGGCGTCGGCCGCCGCGGGCAAACCGCGGCGCCGGCGGCCATCGATATGAAACGCCTGTCCTGTCGCAGCCGAACTCTATCACGTTTGGGAGGGATTTCCAATACGGCCGCACTCTCGACGCGACCGCGGTATCGCCAGCGGCGGAGGGGAAGAACCATTGTGTCCTGGCTGGCGCGTGATGCCTAGTCGCAAAGAGATCGGCACCCGGCGCTAGCCCCGCAGTAGGGCCTAGCAGCCTCCATTGAGGCGCGAGCTACAGGTGGGGGCGTCGGAGCGCTGGTGAAGCCGAGAAGGGCGTTGCTAGTGCACAAAGGGCTTGAGCTCGATCAACACGGGCAGTCCCAAGTTACCCGCAGTCCTTGTCAGAGCCGGCTCCAAAGCCGCACGCGCAGCTTCGGGAAGTAGGCTCCACACCTCCGTGAACCGGCGGATGCATCTCCGACGAGTCGTCAGGGTCAGCTGCTTCTCCGTAGCCGTCGCCTCTAGCCACGCCGCCGTCATATCGAGGTAGAGCTCCCTGGAACACAGCCCCGCCAGCCACCCCGCCTGCACGGGCAGCAGTTCCTGCTTGGTCTGCATCGTAGTAGATGGCGCAAAGAGAAACGCTTCCAGCACCCCGACCGCGTCGCATGGTTCACGATAGCGGATGAGAGCCGATGACACAAGTGCGAGTAGCCGATTCCATACAACGATTGAGCATGTCGCGCGCTGCACAACCCCGGGTGTCAGCAGTACCGCCACACGCCGAAGCCAGTCCTCGGTGGGGGCTACTGTCCCCAGCCCGAAGGCATCGAGGTAGCGGACGGCATCAGAGTCAGCTTCTGCCGCCACGAAGCCTGGAACGAGCCATGCCCAGTGTTCATTGGGATCAGGTTGCTGAACGACGTGCCACACGTTCTGTTGGTCGGCAGGCCAAGTCGCGCGGACGACGTCACCATCGTCCAGGAGCGCCGCCATCCCTCCAGAGGGGTCAAGGGCAAGGCTCGCGTCGAGCCATACCCCTCCGAGTGCTGACAGCCCACCTAAGCAAGCATACGCAATCGCGTGGAGCGCAGCGCTCTGCAGGGTCAGACCTCTGCTCTCGTCGTCCATGAGCGCACCAACGACATCTCTGTGATCTGCCAGCTGTTGGCCAAGGAACGCGGCATGGTAACGGAGATAACGTATGAGTTCAGGTCGGCAGAACCCGATCTCCGGCGGGGCCTGCTCCAGGTGAATGTTCAGCCGGTCGGTCGCGTACTGCTCCAGTTCCTGTGATAGTTCGGTGCCGCCGACCGCGACCTTCCGCTTTCCAAGCTCGTGGGCCAGAAGATGCCCCGCGCACCATGCGAGGTAGCGAAGCGCTGGCGTCTCAATGCCGGATTCCAACCAAGCCGCATATAGGGCACGGACGAGCGTCTCTGCCGACAGAACACAGGTGGCGGCACCCGAAGAGTCGCCACGATGCGCAGCCCTTGGCGGAACGATGCAGGCCATTAGTAGGCTCCGAATGCGCCCCGACAATGAGGTGATTGCCGAGTCACCAACGGGTCCCTGGCCCACGAGGTCTTCGTGCGCCAGCACGGCCACGCAGACAGCATTGGCCTTCACTGAGCGTGAGCAGCTGTCCTCGGCCATAGACAGAAGCGCATCCAAGACTGCCTCTCGCTCGCCCTGCTGTGCCACCGAGAGCGCATGTGTCAGCGGCTGGAACGTGGCGACTGCGTCCGGGAACACCGATTGCCACCGCTTCTCTAGTTTGGCCACTAGTTGCGAGATAGAACCGTCACTCAGGCCGGCAACTGTGGCCAGTTCCCCAGCGGCAGCATCGGCATGCTGTGCGAAAACAGACTCATCGTGCAGAACTTCCATCGTTATACCCAGCCATGACGCGGCGTCAGCGGGCTCGGTCCAGCCTATGATACTAGGAAGTGCTCCAGACAACCCCAACAGCACGGCGTCCTCGACCAGCTGCAGCACGACGCCGAGGCTGTGCCTCAGGATGGCCTCGCAGCGTAACGCGACAGGCCGCCAGCGCTGTTCGTCCGCTGAAAGCAAGCCGATGGCGAGGTGTTCGGAATACGTTTGCGCAGTCCCGGTAGCGTCAGCGTCATCCTCCACCACTTTGAGACATTCGACCCCGGTCTGCCATGCCTTCTGTCTCTCGGCAGGGTCGGCGGAATCGAGCCATGGCAGCAAGTTGACGACGCGTTCGAGCGGTCTGCCATGGCAGGACCGTGGATCGGCTTGCGTCGGGAGCACCTCGATCACCCTAAGGAAACCATGACGATGAGACTCACTCAGTCTGAACACGAGGCCCGCTTCCTCGTGGAGCTGGGCACCCTCTGCCAGCAGGCGGTGAGCGGCTCGCGCACACGCCTCGTCCAGTACAGACTCCGGGATCCGCACCGCCGTTTCCCCATCGGCGGCGCGTAGGGCGAACGTGTAGTGGGTCTCGATGCGCACGCCGAGGGATTCCTGGAGTTTGGTGCCAGCATCTGACTGCGCCAGTCTGGCTCTGGCTCTCACAGGCAGGCTGACAAGGACATCCGCTACCAGCGCGGTGGCCATCCCTTCATCGGGCGCCTTCGACTGCGCTTCGTCCATCCAGCCTCGTACCAGATCCACCCATGCAAGGTCGATGTCGTCGGCATCATAGGGGACCGCCTGCAGCACTGCGTCGAGCCAGTCGGGATCAACGGGCGACACCTCCTCCCCCCCGGTGGAACGTGATCGAGGCCCTATGCTTGCTCTGATGAGCAGCAACTGAAGGAATTCCGGTCCACGTCCAGCGAGCTCGGGCAACACTCTATCGGGGGCCAAGCGGCGCAGAACGGGCGCCGCCGTATCAGGCTCCGCCCCTGCTAACCAGAGCGCAACGAGGACAAGCCACAAGCTGTCCACGTAGCTAGAGAAGCTTGCCCGCTGAAGTTGGTCCCGATACGCCGGATGCAGTCGCGCACTGGAGGGCATCTGATGGACCACTTGGCTGTACCAGTCAAGTGCGTCCTTGAAAGCCCCCGCCTCTCCTCGTGGCTCCAGCGTGGCCAGCCATGATAGATAGTCGGGATCCGGCGGTAGGAAGCGGTAGTTCCATTCTCTGAACAGGTCGTACTTCTCACGGTAGGTACGGGCATCCAGTACCCCTGCGAGCAGCAGCCACCGCAGAAGCACGTCCGTGCCGAAGCGGTATTCGGATAACCCCTCTTCCGTGATGACCTGGAGCGCACGGTCATCGGCCACGAGCGGACAGGTGAGGCTCGTGGCCAGGGCCAGCAGATCCCTGACGTAGTTCAGTACGTCGCGGACGATGCCACCGCTGTTCTCATCTTGGTCGCTCTCACCGGCGTCATCCCCCTGCCTCCGTACGCCCTGGAAGACGAGTACCCCGCTTCGCTCGAGGTCGGCTATCGTCCTTTCCAGCAGTCGGAAACGGTGTCGGCAGTCCTCTTCGAAGCCGCTCTGGCTCAGCTCTCCCCTAAGCCACTGCATCCCTCTCTTCGCGATGAAGATCTTGCTGAAGAGGCCGGATAGATGCAGCAGCCCGCCTACCTCTGCGAGCGTTACGAGCGTCTGCACATCGACGGCAATCGCAGTGCCCTCTTGCAGTACCGCCTTGGCGTCATCATCCTGGGGGCGTGCCAGCGATGCAATCTGCTCTTGGACACTTGGCGGCGCGGCAGTGAGCCCGAGTGCCCGGGCCACATCGCTCAGGCCAACACGAATTAGGCCTTCTGACACATCCTCCTCGGACATGTACTCATCAAGCAGTGGAATACCCTGCTCCGTGGCGTGCTTCCGAGCCGCGTGTGAGCCCAGGAGATCGGCAGTGTCGCCCACGGGCGGGATGAACTCGACCTTGTCCGATTGGTCAACCCACTCTGATACCTTGTGTTGCGCAGCGATGCGGGCCGGCTGTCCCATCTCTGCCAGAAGTCGTCCCTCTGCATAGAGCACTCCTCGCAGCGACTCCGGCACGTAGATTCTGGTGAATGCCCTGGGCAGAATGCCTGGCAACTCACCTCCAAACAGCTCATGCAGAGTGACCATGGCCGTGTAGTCGAGCACTACCGCCGTCGGCAACATGCTCTCGGTAACCAGCTGCGTAGCAAGCCCTGGCTGTGTACCCAACGAGACCTCAAGTCCACTCCTTCGCATGGTCGAACCACGCCAGAATCGGTAGTATGGCGTGCGGATGGGCCCAAGCGCGCAGAAGACGAGCACAGGAAGTGGGCCGGTCCGATACAGCTGTTCTGCCTTTGCCACGTCGGTCTGCTGGGACTTGATCATCTCGCCAAGCTGCTCGACCGAGTATGGCTGGAGTACATCCGGAAACTGAACTAGCTCCTTGAGCACTGGTCCTACGTCACGGTCGTGTCCGGCCGAGAAGCCGACTCTAAGGAGGTTGACCAGCGCCCTGCGATCCTGTGGACAACGCCGCACGCCCATCTTGGCAACCTGGAATGCCTCTTCCAGGTCCCCATCGAGTCCGCGGTGGATCAGAAGGTCCGCCAGGAACATGTAGACTTCGGGAGAGGTGGGCTGACATCCCAGTACCTGCTTCTCTAGCTGGATGGCGACCTCAATATTGTTCCGTTCTGTGGCCTCGATGACGGCCAAGTTGTGGACATCCGGTACCTCGCAGATGCCCCGCTCGTACGCTGTTAGTTGGCGTGCAATAATGACCCACTTTGGGGGGTAATTGGCGTCGAAAACTGACCCACCCTTGGAGCTGCTTCCGAACTGGGGAAAGACCCCCGGTATGAAGGGAGCAGCCAAGGGAGATGC